TCCTTGTATATTTTCATTATACTTTTCCCTTAAACCATTTACCAGCTATATTACCATTGAGAAATGCTTGACTTTCTAATACACCTAGTACAAACTGATGCTTAACTTCTTCATAAGTAAGTTGGTCTTTACTAAAGCATATCTTCAAGATTTCTCTTTTAATTACAGCACCACTTCTGTGAGCTTGTTTAAGAACTTCATTACTACTATAGTAATCATGATAAGCTAGTTTACTAACTCTTTCATAAGTTTTCTTTCTTTTATCTGCAGGTAGTTTCTTTTTGCTAAGCTTTTTCTTTGTATTAGCATAAAAGTTCTTCTTACCAATATAAGATATAGATTGATTACCTATGATTGCAGTCATCTGATAGACAAATCCAACAGCTCCTGCTGGTATGTGCTCATCTGTGAACACAACACCTTTATAAATCCAGCTCATGATACAAGTGTTTTATTAAGTTTTTCTTTTAGTAATGGTGTAAGGGTATCCCGGGTTTTGTTAATACCATGATCTCTTAAAGAATCTGATAGATCTTTAGATAGTTCAAGTATTACATAAGGTATCTCATGTTTAAGTTCATATTTCTTCATAGACTCTATACCTGCCTGGTCATAGTCAAATAAAGTAACAATAGATTGATACTTGAACTTGTAAGCATTTAGTACATGTTCTGGTATCATACTATTCTCACTATCAGGAGCTATTGCCTCTGCATTTTTATAACCAAGTTTCTTGAATGCCATGACATCTTTTAATGAACTACATATTACTAGATATGGAACATTCATTGTAAGCTGATCGCTGCCCTGTATATAATCTTTGACCTTGATAAACTTATAGTCTTTTACATATGGGTGATAGATTTTATACAAACTACCATCCTTTCTAAAATAACCATAGATATTGTGACCTTTGATGCATACCTCTTTTATCTCACCATCTTCTTCTTTTGTAAGTTTATACTCAGATAGTGGAGTTACTTTATAGAATTCTAATAGCTTAGAACCTATATGAAACTTACTCCAGAATCTTTCATCAAGATTAGTCCAGTTTCTTAAAGAAAAATCAGATACTTGATACTTAGATCTTTTCTTAAATTCTCTTACTGTGTCATCCTGATTGTTGAGTACATATTGATTATAGTCTTCTATAATCTTGTGTACAGTTTCACCTCTAGTTGTAAGGTTAAAAAGTTCTTGAACTAGATTAATAGCATCACCATGTTTACCAGTAGAAAAATCTTTATACTTATAAACTTCAGAACTAGAATAATAAATGTACATTGAAGGAGTCCTATCATTAGGATTAAATGCTGACTTTAACTTTACATCTTGACCATTCAACTTTTCACCAAGCTGTAAGTAATACTCAAATATCCACTCTCTGGGTATCTCCCTTATATCTACTATTAAAAATTTGATTTTCAGCATATTAGTAGAATTAAAAAGGGGAGCTTTATGTTCTCCCCTTTAGTTAAATATTATAGATCAAAGTCTGATGCATCAGTAGAAATACCTGGAGTGCTTGTGTCACCACCAAATTCATTTACTGGCTCAACTTTCTTCTTCTTAATATGTTCTTCAGGTTTAAACTTTATAAGTTTAGAAGGAGAAGCATTGTCATCTTCTACAGGAACACCATCTTTAGAATACTTAGGTAAGAATAAATCATAGGCAGTATAACCACTTCTGTTTGTATATTCTTTACCTGCAATACAGAATGCAAAGAACTTACCACTAAAAGGTTTGTCTTTGTTAAAAGTTGCATAGAAAGACTCAATAGTATCATGCTTTTCATCTTGTGCATCAAACCAAGCTCCACAACCAGTAGATAAACAAAATTGCTTTAACCATTTAAGCATTTCCATATCTCTGCTTACTTGTATACCTGATTTGGTTTCACCATCTGCAAAAGCCCACTCAGTACCTTTAACATTACCTACTTTACCTTTGTGTCTTCCTAGTTCTGGTCTGTCTTTATCAATATAAAAACCTTGGAATCCATCACCAAGATCTTCACCTTCTAAATGCAATACAACTGTATATGCTCCTGGTTTATACTGAAATTCTTCTAGACTAATTCCATTAATCTTACATAGATTTGTTCCTGGTTCTAAGGTTTTAGAAACTCCATCTCCACCTACTGTGATGTTTTTTGTGCTTAATTTACTCATTTTACTTTTTATTGATTGTTTGTGATATCTATTACTTCTGCTATTGTTCCATCTTCATTTCTCTTTACTTGATCTTCTCTTAAGAAAGTATCAGCCATTTCTTCTGCTGTATACAAACCTAGCAATAAATCTGCACCTATACGGTTAGCACCTTTAGCTAAGCATCTTGCATAAAGCATTTCTTTTACCATTCTCTTCCAGTTATCCTTAGTAGTTAAACCTTGTTTCTCTGCATCTTTCCATGTAAAACTACAAACTTCTTCCATACCATCTCTTATAAAAACAATAGTAGTTCTTTGATCAATAGGTTTAGTTCCATCAACTTTTGGAGAAATAGTATCTGCAGATCCATCAGGAAATACAAATATACCATCTTCTTTAGTATAGAATTTTACACCACCTTTTCTTAGTAATGCACCTGTAGCTTTTGCTGACAAGCTTAACTTACCTTGAATAGGAATAATGTAATGGAATGCCTGCATTGTAGCAAAGCCTAACTCTTTACCCATCTGAGCAATAGTAAATGCTTGCTCCACTGTTCTCACATGTGCCGGTAACTGTTTAGAATCAATCAAAGTTTGTAAAAAACCTTTTAGATCCTGACCTTGTGTTGTTGGTGTGTTTTCTGTCATTTTTACCTAATTAAATCATTTAACCATTCTTTTTTACTTACAGGTCTTTGCAATAAAATTGCTGCCAGATCTCTAATAGTCATCTCATTAAGAGGTGGATCTTGATCAACATCTGGCAAACCAAAATCAAACTCTGTTTTTACTTCAGAAACTTTGATCTTTTCTCCTTTTGGAGCTATTACAGCCTCTGGGCTATACTTCTTTACAGTTTCTAATTCTGCAACAGGTACCAAGTACCTTGAACTATTTACATCTTCTCCACCTACTTTTTCATACTCTTCATCAAAGTGTGGATTAAATCTATAAAGGTATAATGTTCTATCAGAATCTTCAGGTACATTAAACCTGTCTGTAAATTCTAGATACACATCATGTCCTTTACTAATTTCACTATGGAAGAAACTAACATACTTGTCTACCTTACCACTTGGCCTGTAAGCCATCTTACCAATAAGGCTAGTTTCTTGTACACCTTTTTCTCCCAAAACTTTCTTGTGAAACTCCCTGAGCTTCTTCAAGTTTTCTTTCTTGTCTTCTGTTGTTACTGTACTCATATATTACTTATTTTTACTTTTACTTGTCTAGCTGGTGCTGGCATTTCATGAATAGTCATTTGCTCAAAGGCTGTCTTAAAGAATGCTACACCTGTTTCACCATTTCTACACTTAATAAAGTGCATGGCTAGTATAGTAGGATCACCATCAACTATGTATCTTTCTACACCATAATACTTGATTTTTTGTTTGCCGGGTCTATTAAGACCTATCAAAGTATCTGCATGCTGTAACAAAGCATCTGCACCCATGATATCAGATTCTAATATGAAGTTACCATATTTACCATCTTCATTTCTCTCAGGTGCATCTATACTTCTATTAAGCTGACTAAGTACTATAAATGCTATAGGATATTTTCTTTTAAGAGCTGTGAGTGTTTCACCAAGAGTATAAAGCATGTCAAACTTATCCTTCTCACCAGGACTTCTCTTTAATAATAAAGAGTGATCTAAGGTGATAATAGTATTTTTATATAATTTTTTACCTTCTTCATTAACTGAAGAATGTAAGTTCATATATTCTTGTACTATTTCTCTGAATTCAATCATATTGCATGGTTCTTCTACCACATCAATAGGATACTTAAGTTTGTCTTTTGCATATATTCTACATTTCTCAAAATCTTCATCAGTTAGGTGACCATCTGCACTACATAAATACTTATATGATTTTTGCAAGTGTCCAGAATATTCCCTGATAGCTGAGTTCTTACCCAGCATCTCAAACTGAAATTCTAACACTCTAAAATTCATAAGAGGATTTAGTTTAAATGCACCATTAACTAGTAAATCTTTGATTAAGGTTTTACCAGTTGCAGGTCTAGCACCAATAACAGTTGTACTGTGCCATTCTATACCATCAGTTGTTGCATTGTTAAAAGATTGCCAAGGAGTTTTAATACTAGTAATCTTACCTTTCTTTCTACCCTCTAAATAAGACAAGGATTCTACAAAAGCCTCTTTTTGAGTCTTCCACTTTGTTGGTTTGTTCATCTGATTAATTATTATGTGGGATAACAAATATACCCAAAATACAGGTAAAAACCAAGCAGAAATTCCTAATTACTTGACTCATAATTAGAAAACTTTGTCAGTGTATTTAGCTTCTTCAAACTCTTCACCATTCTTTACAAGCTCACAAAAAGCTGCTAAGTCTGATGACCATGACTTATCTGTGTCTTGTTTTCTTATAAAGTATTTAGAAGTCCTAGTATACTTAAAGTTCTTGCTCTTTTCTGATTCTATGTAAGTTGTTGCAGCTAAATGTATAATCTCCCAGTCATACTCATGATTCTCAAAGAACCACTTGAATGCTGTGACTATTTCTTTAATAGGTGCTCTAGCTGCTTTGTTACTAGGTAACTTCATTCTTGGAAAGATATTATTATATATCTCACAGTTTTTGTTGAATTCATCACCCATGATTGTATTCATAGCAGCTTTAACTTGCACACCCATATAAGAACCTACTTTTGCTATTATGCTATATCCTTTAGGAGTAAGCTCATAGTTGGGACCTGTAGCTGAAGTATTATCTTTTATCCACTGATTTACAACAAGATGTCTTAATTCTTGATGCATGTTTATAAGTGGTGGAGACATACTCTCATTAATACAACACAACAAATAGAACTGATTAGGAGTTAGTCCTTCTTCAATAATACTATTAAATACAGTCAATACTTCCGGTCTTGTTTTCAATTTCATTTTGTAGTGTTTTAACAATGTATGTAAATACTGGATCTTGAATACTCAAGAAACCTTCCACTTTAGCAACAGCTACTGACACAGTAGAGTGGTTTATGTTTAAACATTGACCTATCTTTACTACAGTATAACCCATATCATAAAGTATTTTACATACAGCATGTTTGTAATTAATTATGTCTCTCTTTCTTTTTCTAGAAGTAATAGGATAAAATTGCATATTAGCACCTTCTAAGTTCTCCTTAAGAATTTTATTAGCTATTTGTTCTACTACACTGAAAGATACTGGTTTAAGCTTGGCAGTTAAATGAGCAGTTTTTTTATGATAACTTTTTTCATTATAAAGTACAACAGGTCTAACACCATACCTTATTTTAAAGTCATCTATAAAGTTTTCAACATACTCTCTCATTTCTTTCTCCTCTATTGTTTCTTCATTTTCTACCATGTTATTTTTTCATTAAATTGTTTATCTACTTCCATATAAATCCTTTGTAAGTTTTTCTGTATCCTATTTTAGCTTTTGTAATACCTTGTACATTTATATTTAATTCTTTTGCAGCATCTGTTAAAGAAGACCATTCTTTTATTTTATTACCTTCTTTATCATATTGACTAACAGCATGTTTTAAATAAGTATAATCTTTGTAATAAGATGTAGAAGGTTTTTTTAATTTCCATTCTTCATAATCTTTTAAATAAATCCATACAAAACCTTTTGCAGTCTTTTTTCCTTTGCTTCTTGCTGCAATATTAATACAAGTATCTGAAATATTTACAGCTTTAGATGCTTCTTTGCAAGAATTATATAATGCAATACAATTAAAGCTTTTATCTAATTGATATACAGATTTACCTTTTGCTTTAGACATAGCTTTTATATGAGTTGCTTTAAATTTTACATTTAATAAACCTGGACCAGATGAAATATTACATAAATTAGGATTTATTTTTGAATAATAATTGATCCAAAATTCTTCTCTTTTAGCCCATTCTTCTTGTTCTACATATTCTATTATATCATATATAATTTTTTTATTATTACTAACAAGATTTTGAATCCATTTATCTTTTGGAGTAATATTTTTTTTAGAATCTTTATAATGATTTCTTATTCTAGTAGACATACTATGTATAGTTCTTCCTATATACATAACATTTAATGTATCAGGATCTATGAGTTTGTATATTTTTATTTTTTCTTTCATGGGATTATAAATATTTACAATCCCAAATATATAAAATAATTACCAAACTACTTCACTATTTATAGAATTTTTAAGAATTTTATTTATTTTATTGAAAATATCACTACAATCCCACATCTCTAGTTCTTTGTAGGCAGCACTGGCAGGGTGACTTGCAAATACCTTATAGTTATTATCAGGTATTACATCAGCCCAATCTTGTGCTTTCTTACCTAAGAATCCATAGACTAATCCAGGATTATGTATAGTAATATAGTCAAACAAAAAAGTAAGAAAAGGTCTCCATAAATCATAGTGAGTACCACTTTTGTTTATGTGTGTAGTAAGAGCAGTGTTTAGCATTAGTATGCCTTGGTTTGACCATCTAGTTAAATCAGGATCCCAAGTATATCCATCTGTATAGACTGTGCTTTCTATTGCTTTAAAGATATACTTCAAAGACTTTTCTGGTTTACCAGTTACATCACAAGAAAAAGCAATCCCACTAGCCGTGTATGGCTGTGGGTATGGATCTTGTCCTAGTATTACAACCTTTAGGTCTTTTAAAGGACATTCTTCAAATGCCTTGAATACTAGTTTAAGCTGAGGTGTAAATCTTTTACCCTCTTTTGCTTCTTGTAATAATTTTATAAGTATGCTCTCAAAGTCTGTACTAAGTATAAAAGTTTTAAGTACATCACCCCAACCAGATGGTTTGAGTTTCTCATATAACTTTATCTGTGTGTCTCTGAGATCTACAGTTTCTAATACACTCATATTAATTAAATTTATTATATTTGCTTTATGGCAAAAATTCAATATAAAACTATACCTGCAGATGCTATAATTGATATTCAGGTATCAGGTTCATTTTACAGAAGACTTGTTGAAATATTAACTGCTTTAGGTAATGGTATGCCTATAGAAGATTTCAAGAAAGTTCTTGAAAAATTAAAAGGCAATGAACCACCTGCTAATATTCATGAGTTAAATATTCATCTTAATATGATGCTTATTTATGAAATTGAACAACAAGCTGTTAAGCAAAATAAAACTAAAGAAGCTGAGCTAGAAGTTCCTGATGAGGAAAAAACAGCTGAAGTTACCGGCAGTTGACGTTAACTAGATCTCCAATTTCTATAATAGTTTCTATTACTAATGCTAAATCTGTTTTAGATGCATTAGCAAAAGATTTACATATCATAACAGTTTCTCCATCTACATCTTTCTTCACACAAAGACCTGATTTTTTCTTAATGAGAAGCTTCATGTCTTCATAGTTGTCTCCTGTTTCTTTAGCAATCTCTCTGATACATTTATGTATTTTAGCTAACTGGGCTAGTGTGCCATCATCTTTGTTGGCATCTAGAAATATCTCTACAGTTTGCCCAGGTTCCAAGCTATCTAGGAACAATTTATATATAGCTTCATCTGCATTGGTAGTATAGACAAGTTTACCCCCATCCTTTCTTAGAATAGAGGTAAACATATTATCTTTCTTACCTTTCATACACTTTAGACCTTAAAAATGCTTTGTGTTCAGCCTTTAATTTTTTAAGTTCAGATTTCTCATCTGGAGTTTTCATGAATCTTTCTTGATGAGCTTTTACTTCAGGTTTTACAACATTTGCTTCTTTTTTCATAGTTTGATTTGTTTTTGATTACACCAGTTAATGCAATATACTGATACTAGATTGTGTAGTTTTTCTAGATCAACATCATCTAATGCTTTGCTCATTGCATAAAACATAGCAACTTGATCCTCTCTTGAGGATAAATCTATTCTTACTTTTTTCCATAAAGGCATCATCCAGTCCCATGATCTGTGAAACATGAGATCTTCTGCACTCATTATGTAAAACTCTTCATCAGTTAATCCTGATAAAAACAGTGCTTTAAGTGCCTGTGGCCCACCTAAATATGCTGCTATAGCATTGTTTTTCTTTATAATATCACTCACTGTAATAAGTATTTAGTTCTTTAACTTCTTCCTGTGCTTCTTTTAGTATTCTCTCTAATTCAGCTTCAATATCCCAATCAAGATCTTTAGGTAATCCAAACCTGCTAGCAGCAAAGAATTGATAAGGATAAAACTCATCAATGTTTAACTCAGCTAGTTTAAACCCTACCATACCATTTTGTATTAGCATTTTACCTACCTTAATAACAGTGTAGGTCTCACCTTCTTTTAACCATCTACTTGATGGTATATCATTAGGTTTATTTTTGCTGTTCAGACACACCACACGAAAGGGCACTTTCATCTCCATGATCTTCAGGATTATAGTTAGGATTCCATTCAACATCTGTAGATTCACCGGCTATAAAGTGATCTTTTTCATGAGCTTGTGCTCTTAATTGCTTGTGATAGCTTTCTTCATCTAGTTCATGAATGCTTACAGAAGCTGTTCCAGTAGGAATAAACTCTTCATCACATGAGTAAAGTTCAATTCTTGTGAAGAGCTTTTCTTCATTAGTCTCCTTGTGTGGGAGTAATACAGAGGCTGTTATGAATTTCATTCTAACATCTCCAATTTTGATTGCAGTACAGGCCATATTGGTTTAATTTGATTTTACTAAATTATTACATATTTTGCATTTCCAAGTAGGTATGCCATTTATTTTTCCACTACCTTTTATTATCACATACATATGAGTGTGACCTTCAAGGCATTTTTTACTCTTTTTCATGTCATTCTATCTTAGCTGTAAGTCCTTGTTCTAATAATGCTTCACATATAGGCTTAAGTTTATCATAAGCACCATTTTTTACTGAACATTTACCATTGTGATGTATTATTAATGTACATTGTTCTGCCTGAATAGGAGCATGTTCACAATAAGCCATTAAACATTCAATAACATGATAAAATGTATTGTGGTCATCATTATAAAGAACTATTGATTTAGTTGGTTCTATGAGTTCTTTGATAGCTGTATCTATTTCTGTATCAATGTCAACTTCTGTGACATTCATGATATCTAAAAATAATCTTCTGTCCATTCTATTTTGTTTTGGTCATAATCTTCTAATGCTTTATTAACCCATGTCTCATCTATTGTATCAGCATAACACAAGATATGAACTGTTGCTTTTTCTTTAGGATTTAATCTTAGTAACCTGCCTATTCTTTGACTTGACTTTCTTTCATTACCATAAGCATGCATTATAATACCTACTTTTAAGTTAGGTATATTCACACCTTCTGATAACTGAAGAACACAGGCAAGATCTTGAATGTGTCCTTTCTTAAAGTCTTCTAAATTATATTCAGAATTAGGATTGTTACTGTGATAACTAGCTATCCCAAATTTATCAGCTTGTTCTTGTGTATTAGCAAATATAATAGTTTTTGCTGATTGTATTTCTAATAATTGCTGAGCATATTTTTCTTTAGTTGCAAAACCCATAAGAGCTTTCATTCTCATTATGCTCATGATTTGTCTTTCCTTTGCCCCGGTTGCTTTTTCTAGCCTAAATGTCCAGTAATTATAGTTCTCATATTCTGAGGTCAGCCATGTTTTAGGTGGTTTACCTGCTTTCATGGTTTTGGCTCTGGATAGTTTTAGTTTATGCACTATAATATGATAGTCATTTAGGATTTTATCTTCTACTGCATCATCAGTCATGTAGGTATATATAACAGGAATGTATTTATTAAACAGTCTTCCCCTTTTGTTTTGAACATATTTAGGTGGGGTACCTGTTAATCCTATTATGTTTCCTTTATATTGACTCAACCATGGCTCATGTGTTTCTGACAAGCTATGAGCTTCATCAAGATAGACTGCTTTATAGTCTAGATCTTGCTTCATGAGTGACAGATAAGTAGTAAATGTAATATGGTCTAGTAAGTATTCCATACCAAATTTAACTGCATCATCTTGCCATGACTGAAATATAGATTTTTTAGGTGCAACTACAAGAAAGAAAGAATCCTCAGTTAAGTTTTGAGCCATGTGCTTTAAGCCAACTAATGTCTTGCCCATACCAACTGAGAGTGCTATACAACCATTCTTATGTTTGTTTAAAGCATCTAATGCTTCTTTTTGGATCTCATCTTTACTTCTCATTTGTATTAAAATTTAGTGTATGATTAAAACACAGGTTAATCTGGTTGCTGTCATAATGTTTTATAGCACCATCTTTTTCAAGAGCTACAACCCATATTGTGTTGTTTTGCATACCATAATCCATTATGAATAATACTATACCATCACCATGTGGTGTTGTAACCCATAATATTTGTTGTAGCTCATGAATTGTTGTCATCTTGTTTCTAAAAAATCAGGTTTTATCTCTGTATATCCATCTGGTATATCTTTCATAAGATTGATAATACCTCTAGCCCATCTTCCTACAAAGTCTTCGTTGTCTCCGTGATAATCTCCACCACCTCTACCATTACCTTCTGCTATTAGTAGTGGGAGTGGGTGTATCATCCAATCATTATTCTCTCCAAAGGTAGGAAGCTTTTTCTTATCTACATACTCTTTAGTAGTATGATTAACCAAGTAGGGATAATTCTCAGGCACTGCTGTTATAAGAAACTTAAGTGCTGTGCCATTATCTGCTGCTTGACTATAATAGTTTTCACCATCTTTTGCTTCAGCATCAGCATAATCACCAGCCCATATTATTCTGCTATCTGCCCATCTACCTTTTTCTTCACCATCATTAATCAGTAGAAACTCTACAGCTTCTACAAAGTTGTTACTTATGTAACTGTGCTCCATTAGTTTAGCACCATTATCAAAATCATAAGAGCTTACATACTCTAGATTATCTATGTTTACTGCTGCAAAGTATTGGCCCATGTTTACTTACCAAATTTTTTATACATTAATCTGCTTACAACATCAATATTATAATCAATATCTAGCTTTGTAATCTCACCCATCTCATCTAAACCTGCTTTAAAAGCTAGCTTTAATCTAGCTAGGTTTCTTTCCATCTCTTGTAATACATCAAGAGTTTTATCTACAGGTTTTAGTGGTTCACTTGCTTTTACTTTTTTCATATTATTTGTTTTTAGTTATTTATTGTAAACATTATCATAATAATCTACTGCTCCCATTACTTCTGGTTCTATACCATCCGGGGTTGATTGAGCAATATCAACTTTAAATCTACTACCTTCTACATAAGCATCAAGTATCTGATACTTCTCCATTTCTTTGGCTTGTTCTAAAATTGCTTCAACTGCTATTTGATTATCACTTGGGATGAATTTTTCTAATTTTGCTACTGCAAATTCTACTGCTGTTTGTTTTTTGTTTTCCATATTGTATCATTTAAACTTTTTAATTCTAAAGCTATTAACCACAGAGGTATAGATACTATTGCTGCGGCTGCTATTATCATATTACTTTCCTATTAATAATTCTTCTAATTGTTCTAGACTATACTTGTTCATTAGCTCTTTACATACCTTAAGCTTAAGCTCATAAGCTAGTGTACCCTCATCATCATTGTGGACAATGTTAGATAGAGGAAGACTAAGCTCTATTAGATCCTGAATTGATTCTACTAGTTCTTTATAATCTTCTTGCTGTTGTCTTCTCCTGTATTGCTTGAGCCTATCCTCTAGTATATCTAGTAGATCATTATCATCAACATCATCATAGTTTAAATCTACATCTGTTGTTATTGTTATGTATCCCATTCTTAATTTGTTAATCTGTTAATACTTAATCCTAATTCTTTTGCTATTTCTGGGTGAGTTTCTACATAGTCATGACACTTTCTACATAATGCTTTCCAGTAGTTAGTGTCTAGTAATAAATCACCTATTCTACCACACATGTGATGAATATCTGTAGAGTAATCTGTGCATATTCCCGGTAAGTGTGCTTCACACATTGGGTGGTCTTGAAGATAGATTATTCTTTTTCCAGCATATAACTTTTCTTCTCTAGACCTTTTCTGGGACCGTGGAGGTATAGGCTTCTTAGTAGTTGGTTTAGATATACTAAGCTTGGCAACTCCAGTATATGAACATTGCTTACATAGCTTCCTTCCTTCACGGTTAGCCCAGATATAGGTCATCTCACCACATCCTGCACACAATTTCTTTTTCTTTTCCATTAGTCTTTGGTGTGTATGTCACTACAATAGTTTAATCCTTGCATAAATATAATCTTGTATTCTTCTATAAGAAGCTCTACTATTACAGGATTAGCATTTGTATACTTCTCATTAACATAATTACTTGCTAACTGTTGCAGTTCTTGTTCTGATATCATCTTCTAGTATTTTAAAGTTTTTAGGCAATACTTTTGCCTCAATTAGTTTGTCTACAATTTGTGGTTTAGATATGTTAAGCATCTTAAAGCTCATCTTATTTACATACTCCGGGTCACCTTCAATACCAAACTTCTCAACAAGAGTGTTGGTGATGTCCATTCTAGGAAATATATCTGTAAATAGTTTGTTAGCCAGTGTATTAACAATTTCTTGCTTCCACAAATTTAGTATAGTTTGTGTCTTTTTGTGTAATCTAACTATCCTTTTCTTCTTCTGCAAGTCCATTTCTTGCACTTCATCTCTTGAATATATACTCAAGCCATACATAGCTCTATTGTATAAGAAGTTCTGGTGTTTGTTGTAGGGGTCTTTTTCAAAGTTTTTCATTGTCATTTTAATTTTTGGGTTGGTGATTAGATAAATAAAAAAAGGGTAGAGAAATTAATCCCTACCCTTTTTGTTAAGATATACCTATTAAAGGTCAGTCATGTTACTGTCTTCAACTTCTTCTGCAACAGTAGCATAAGCTGCACGGATATCTTCTGTATTGTTATGAGCAATACTTACATCTTGTGCATTAGCATTCTCTGTATAGAAGGTTTTACGGTAAATAGGTTGTCCATCTAAACAACAAACAATACCTGTTTTACCTGCAATTTTATAATCTCTCTCAGGTTGAGACACATTGAATGGCTCTAAGCTCTCTTTGAAGATGATTTTACCAGACAATTCTTGTCCATTTACCCAACCAAAGTCTTTAAGATCTTCAGTTGTACCATGGATTAATGCAGAGATAGATCTTTTTCTAGCAAAGCCATTATCATCAAATACTTTTTTAGATTGCTCTACACGGATATGTGCCCAGTTAGGATTGTTTTTAGATACTACTACTACATTTCCTAAGTCATCTGCTGTTACTTTTGTTCTTGAGTTCATGATTTCTAATTTTTAATTGTTAAACTTGATTAATTATTGAGTTGTATAAATGCAAAAAACCAGGCAACTCATACCTGGTTTCATATTGAAGTCAATTGCTATTGGCCACTAGCTATCTTCTTCAGATGAGTCATCTTGGTCTTCCATAGATTCTAACTCATCTACTGTTAAACTATGAATTGATATCCTATCATGACAGTTTTCTATTTCTTCACTGTCTTCCTGATAATCCAATTCATTCTTTACATGATTTCTGTCTTTTTTACTTTTGATTGATGATCCTTCCCAGATAGAAGTTGGATACCCTCCTATTCCACTACCTATTAGGTCCTGTAAATCTTGGTCACTAAGGTTGAGGTATTCTTCTACTGTAAGATATATAACTCTACCCGAAGAAAGTTGGTATATCATTTTATCAAAATATTACTAATAATATTACTAATAAACCTATAATTGCATAAGCTATGTTTAGCTGTTTACCTAGTTTAGATATTTTATCATCAAGATCTTCAATCTGATCATTTATCTGGTCTACCTTATCTTGATATTTATCTAAATAAACAAACTTTTTGGAAGATTTTCTCTTGAAAACCACTTCTCTCTCTACTATTTCTGTCATAAATTGCTGTTATTTCTACAAATATAAATAATTAGAATGGAGTATCATCTGCTTGAGCATCAGATTTTTCTATCTCCTCTAAAAAATCTTCAATATTCTCTTCTTTATACTCTATATACCGGTCATGGATCTGCCATGTCTGTTTTTTAGGGTCTAGCTCATTGTTGGCTATAGCACTATACTCTATTGTATACTGGTCTCCAGAATACATATTGACTGATGTTATAACTGCCGGGACAAGTTCACCTTTTACATTAGGTAGCTTTAAGGTTTTCTCTTTATTTATTCTCCATGTAGGTAAGTAAGTAAAGTTTATATAAACTACATCACCTACTTTATAGTTTAGAGTAGGAAAAATACCCATAAATGCTTTAAGGCATTGCTCAAAAGCTATACTAGAAGCACTTATATGCTCTGCCAGAACAATTGCTATCTTATCAGCATCTTTGCTTGTTATGTTTTTCTTAATGATCTTTTGCAAATCACTCTTATCCATCCTTATACTAATCTCACTGCTCATTACTTAACTGGTATTGGTGTACACACATGTCCATCACTCCATTTAATACCTGGAGGAGGTGTTGTTTCTGGTGAGCTGTACTTGGTACCACACTCACTGCATATAAAGTTATTCATACTTTCTAGTTACTTGTTGTATCATGTTCTTAATTCTATTATAGTTTCTACATTTGTAGAGCTTTCTCTTTTAGTAAAGACATGTCTTATGTTGTCTACTATATAAACACCTCTCAAAACTGTTGTTTCTGGATAAGCTTCTTCAAATACCAGTGTCTCACCCACATTTACTTTAGGGAACCATTCTCTGTTATATGAATCAAGCTTGTTACCATTACATATTAGTGTTACCATCTTTTTTGCTTTTTAAGTATTTTTTCTCAAATCTTTTCCAACCTTCTTCATTCATTAAAGATATCATTATGTCAAGAGTAATTTCTTCTTCATGCTCAGAACACATGCCTATACCTTTTAAATCTAGGTCAGGTTTGTAAACTTTATCTGCTGGTTTACCACACTTTATACAAGTTGTTTTACTCATCTTTAAGTTTTCTTTTGTTAATTAATTCAACCAGCTTGTATGTTTCATTCTCTGCAAATGTTATCATGTTCTCTTCATCAGAGTCCCAGCAACCATCATACTGTATACCTGCAAGATGCATCATCTCATGGAATACTGTAGCTGTGGTTACTGTGTCATTAGTACATCTACTTAGGTTGATAAACACAAATGGTTTATTGTCAATAGGAGAAAGATTACACCAACCAGCAATATAAGATTGCTCTGTGTTGTTAGTATGCTTTTCACAATCTGCAAGGTTAAGACCATGCATTTCTGTTACCTTGTAGTATTTGAATACATCACAAGGATTGTAACTCAGTATTAGAGTATACAGTGTAAAGTTAAATATGTGCATTATTAATCATTTAAGTTAAGTCCATAACCATCTAATATTTCTCTTATCTTTTCTCTATACTTTTCAGCTATCTCTATCTCAAGATCTGTAGCTTTAGTATGATTCAATACACTCTCCTCATACTTAGTTGTTTTTCTAAGCTGTTGATCAAGATCATATATAGCAAGCTTCCACTTCCAACCATCTAATGCTGTTCTAGCATCCTCAGCTTCTTCAAAGCTATCAAATTCAAGGATTATTTTTGCCATTATTTATCTGTTTTTCTATTTCATTAAATTTTCTGCTGAAAGGTGTATCTATTTGTAGATCACAGGCTTCTGCTAAATCTTCCCATAGTTGCCACAAATCATGTATTAGTGGTTTTACATCTTCTTGGCATTGAGTGTAGCCCTTGATGAAACTTCTACTTTCAGTATTAGAATTCCAATATTCTCTAGCAGCTAACTGTTCTATTTCTTCTTGTGTTTTCATAGTTATTTACCAAAGTTAAACCATCCTAATATTATACCCAGGCCGGTGAATATACCTATGCCATATAGTGTCTCTCCCTTATAAGGAGCTTCAAAGTCACATGATAAGAAGTTTATTATACAACTTATGTAACCTGTGATAAATAATGATACTATTGTTATCTTCAATAATGTTTTAATTGTTTCTGACATAATTTGTTATTTTTAGTAAGTCATTTGTGTTATGCTTCATCTCTAGATAAGCTGATATGATCTTATTGTTTATATGCCTTCTAGCTATTGGATCTGTACTCTCTGAGTATTTTTCACACAATTCTAATAGCCTTGTTTCAAGCTGTTGTATTTTCAGCTTTTTGTATGTTACTAAGTCTTTCATGTTTGTTGTATTTCTAGGTGTAGGTCAGCAGGGGACACGACAATGAAGAACCTGCTAACCTTTTTACACCCAGTGTGATTATGCAAAGTGGCTGATAAAGATAATACAAAGAAGTAATATAGAAGTAATAGCATCTAATGCTATTATTACTATATCAGCTTTACTAAATAATCTCTTTAAAGGACCAGTAACCATACCTAATGCTAATAATATTAAGAAATACTTAGCATTATCACTAAATAATCCTATAATACTCCAAAATAAATATAAAAACTGTACAGCAGCAATCCATACTGCTGTTATAAAGTCATAAGTTATTTCTTTTGTTTGTATGTATGCTTTAAAATGAGTTGATACATCTTTAAACTTATAAGGTTTAAGTAATACTACTAATTCATACCCTATAAATATTAGTGTAAATAAATAAAATATTGTTGTCATTGTTTTAATAATAAAATTGTTAAGGTTAAATAAACAATTGCTGGTATACCTAAGC